GATGTATTGTAACTTGTGTCCATTTTGCAAGACAAAAGCCGCAACCAACTTTATCTAGTTTTTCCTTAACTTCAATTGGTTCACCTTTGATCATTAATTTTCCTTATCAATGAACTGTTGATTGCCACCTCTGCTTGGATTTTGATAAACAGTTTTAAAAAATTGACTTTGTTCTTCATTGAAAGGTTGAATAGCAATAGGAGCATCTAAGTCATTTATTAACTGACCGCCGTAATTATAAATTTCATCATGCAACACATCTGCAGGCATTTCATCTCTTCCGCCCCACAAATCATTTAAGTATTCAAAATCTCTTACATTCACATAATCCCAATCACTAAGCATTGTCATAGCAAGTCCTTCTCTGGCTCCTAATATTGCCCAACTACCGTTTTTAACATCTGCACCAACCATTAACCAAATCCATAGTCTATGTAAATTTTTCCAATGACCGTTTAGAAATTCTTCTTTAGTTGGCTTCACTCCGCGATCAAGTGCCATTTTTACGCCTTCTCTAAATCCAGCTCGCCATGCTTGATGCGGTGTTTCATTATTATGAACATCTGAATAACAACTATTTTGTTGAATATATTGTAAGTCCCAACAGAAATCAACTTGTGCTTGTTTATTATCAGGATCAGCATTTTCATGTGTTTTCATATCTAAAACATACTGCTTTGGCCAACATTTTAATCCGCCATTTCCATACAGTAATCCATTAATAGCATTTTTGCCACACCAACTAATTACACTATGCTCTAAGTCTGTGTGTTCATCAAAATCTAACACTTGATTAATAAAGTCTTGACGTATAGTATTGTCACCGTCTACTGTAATAAAACGCTCTGTTTCGCTTAATTTAGCACACGCTTTATGTGCGGCATCTGAACCTTCTACACCGTGTACACGTTTTGCCCAAGGAACTTTTGTTAATAGGTCTGCATAATTTTTATCAGCATTTGGTTCATCATAACTTAAATAAATTATATCTACTTCTGCAATTTTTACTTTCATTATAACTCCTTATACATACAAGTTGCCATATCACTACTTGCATAGATACTATATGCATCTTTAATGTTAATCATCTGTTCTTTAGGGTCAGCAATATTAAATGTAGCCATATCATACAATATGTGCGGATCACCTTTCTTTGTAAAACTAAAAGTAATCTCTTTTTGAAGATCTACATTTGTTGTTTTCATTGTATCTAATAATTCAATACCTGTACTAATATAACATCTTTTAGACTTTTTGTCAACCGTTAAAAGTAAATCATACATAGCAGATTCATCTGCAGGCATAATTTCTGTAAATTGTTCTGTGTGTTCAATATAAATATTCTTTTTAAGAACAAATGCTTTATCAGTCCTGTTATACGCTACAACATAGTCAGTCATGTTTGCTTTAAAAGTTTTTATAGGTTCAATCTCTTCTTCGGTAACCTCAAAATACTGATATCCTTCTTCTATGCTAGGTCCAATACTAAAAATTTCACCAGTCTTTTGATTAAAACAAACATACTGCGGAGTATCTATTTTAACATGTTGCATAACATCTCCTCGCAAAAACTATTTTCTGTATAGTGAAAAATTCCATGCTGTTTATAATTGCCAACTTTTAATTCGTCACTAATATAATATGGCACAGTATCAGTCCAAGTATCGGTTGGGTTATCCCATCCTTGTACTTTACTTTTCATATGTGTAAAAGATGCAGAATTAATATTGTAGTCTTGTATATTGCAATCAAGTAATGCAACAGCATGATTTACATCCATACTACTTAATTTAGGACTTTGCTTAGGAACATATACTTGATAATATTTTTCAAAGTTCTCACACACTCTATTTAATACTTTATAATAATCTAATGCTGTGTCATCTTTTTTAAAATAATGAAAGGCACAATATATATTAGGTAAATTATTTGCTGTAAATGCTTTTCTATAGAAATCATTTGTAATAATATTACCTCGATAATCACTTACTTTGCTTACAAAGCCTATACTTTTTTCTGCAAAGTATTTCCACCAATGCGAAACATCTGATAAAAATATCATATCAGTGTCTAGTACAACTGTTTCATCATATGGAGTTAAATGAAATACTTTCCATCTGTGTTCTGTTTTATAAAAACTTTGTGAGTGTTTGTCATGCCACGGTACTTCTATAATTTTATCAAACACACTTTTATATTCTTCTGGAACTATGTCACTTGTTACTATTGACACATTTTTAATTGATTGTGTTTTCTTTATACTCAATGCACACAAATATGCTTGACGCACATAGTCATCACCCATAGCTACCATAATATATCCCTTATCCATTTATAAGTTCTCCCAAACTAAACTTATTCATGACATGTACATTACAGTCTTTTGTTGATGCTAAAATATATTCTCCTACATATTTTTCTTTTTGTATTAAGAATGTAATACAATCATCTTTGATAGCTTTGACAATATCCCTATCTAATGTATAAAACATCTTACCCGGTAAAGTCTTTGCCCAATTATCGTCTTTGAATCCGTTCATTATATGTATAGCAATACTAAACACATGATCGTTTCTAAAGTTTCTGCTTCCTAAATTATATACTTGTTCGTAATGTTTCCAATTATCTACTAAGTGTTTCAACAGGTCAAAGAATATTTTTGTTTCTTGTGTTTTTGTAAAACAAAAGCAAGTTGCCCAATAAAAAGGAATACCAGTATTATTAATATAATCAAATTCTTTATGCTTACGCCAACTACACAAATCAATTCCTTTTTTATATATTTGAAAACTATGTAAGTTATTAAATGCATTTTTAAATACATCGTTACAAATTATGTAATCTGTATCAAGGACAAGTGTAGTATCATAAGGAGATAATTCATAACTTTTTACTCTGTCGTTATTTTTAAATAATAATCTTTGGTGATGTAGAGAGCCATTATAATAACGCTTTACGTTACTATTATCATCTGCTATTTTAATTACTTGATCAAATACTTTATTGCTGTTAAGACTTTGTGGCGTAGACGTAACTAAGGTAGTTGGAAGATTTAAATGTTGTTTTACACGCTTTGCAAGGAATTCTGCTTGCTTTAAATAGTCTATTTTTCCGTTATTATGTGCGAAGCATAGTACACCATTAGACATCAACTAAACCTTCTACACTACGCTTGGTGCTTAGAGCTTTATATTCGTCTAAGTACTTGTTAGTTGCATCTGTATATTGTTGCATTGCTTTTGACACAAAGTCAACAACACTGTCTATTTGTATTGGTGTATAGTTATCATCAACTATGACTGTTTTCTCTATACCGCCCTTACTAAGCATGAAAACAAAATTTAGAAGTTCTTTGGTAATTGTAAATTTGCCATTATCGGAGTACATTACAAGCTCGTCAAGATACTTTTCATGTAATATACGTTTTTGTGCATTAAGAGTTGCGGTAAAATTAGAAAAATCTAACGCTTTTTCTAGTGCTTCGTCCATAGTTATACTCCTACTTTAGTATTACTATTTACTCTTATAGGTTGTCTGTATTGTTGAAAGTTGGCGCTGATATGTTAACACTACTAGAGTTGTTAGGTCTATTAAGCTGTGCTGTGCTTGTTGTAGTCGCTGTAACAGCTTCGTCAAAATTTGGATTACCTGTTTTATCTTCGTTAAACGTAACTCTGAATGTTAAAACTGCTCCACTTTTTTTCGCTTGGATCAAATAGTCGTTTTGACTATATGCACTTGCTGTTTTGTTAAAAATTGTTACAAAACTAGTTGGCAAGTTTGAATAGCCATAGTTTGTGCCTGTTGAACCATTACTTGTAGTTGCTCTACCAAACACAACTGTACCAACACTTGTCATTAAGTTACGCCAATCATTATTGATTGTTGTGTTACCGGATCCAATTGATCCACTTAAATTTACAGTACCGCCTGCATTAAAAAATACACGCATATGATCTGTACCACTAATTGTAGTTGTTGATCCGTCACCGTTAGTAACTGAATATCCACCAAAGGTTACTGTGAATGTAGTATTGATGTCTGTTGACCAACTTGAAGATCTTGAACTAGATGTACCAGATTGCAAGCCTAACTGACTTGCCGCCGCATTTAATCTTGCCGCTTGTGCTGTTGTACTTAATGTTTCATACTGTACGTAGCCTTCTTTGTTAGTAGAATTTGAATCTAAAATTGTGTCACCTACACTAGGCTGTGCAATCTCAACTGGCGCCGTTCCTGTTTGATGCAATCTAATCTTAGTCATGTCAGTAAACAAGTTTGTCATGTCTTGAGCTGTTACTGTTGCACCTACTGCAACTGTGCTACTTGCTCTAGCCTGACCATAACCTTCGTCACCTGATCCTAGACCAATCACTGCCGCAATTCTTGCTTGAATAATGTTATACCGCGCCGCGGTAATTGTATCGCCTACTGCCATATTACTTCCTTTTTAATACTTATACTTTAAGTACACACTCGATTAGTTTTTCTGATTCATCATCACTAGCTTCTAGTGCAATACCAACTAACGCTGTAGTTTGTACTGTTGAGCTTACTCCATCTTCCCAAGCGTAAACTGCTTCACCTTTCTTAACAATACCTTTTACTCTTACTGGAACACGACCTTTAAGACCAATTGCTTGGCCTTCTGCTTCGCTATTCATTAAGTATGCAGGTTCTGCTGAAATTACACCAATACACATTGAACTTGCTTTTGCAGGTCCTGCTTCATGCTCTTCGTGTGTGCATACTTCCATAGCTGTTCCTACCGGATGTTCTTCTGCTGTAGTATATTTCTCTGCCAAGTCAGCATATCTTGCACTTGTTGAAACACCGTTAAACACGTTAGCAGAAATGTTACCGCTTGAATCACGTACTGCAACTGTGTTATTAGTTGGATTTACATCACCTGTTCTATAATTTGATCCAACTTGTAGTGCAATCGCCTGTGTTGCTAATCCGTTAAATGAAGTAGCATACATGTTTCTCCATTTATAGTTTGCGTCACCAATGTCAAAAGTTCCTGTTATTGTTGGAATAAGTCCAGTTGCTTGTATACCTAATACTTCTGTTGATACTCCACCGGATGATTTAACTTTAAATCTAATTTTTTGTCCTACTGTGTTTTCAATAATACCTTCGTTACCTGCGCCAGATGTATCAATGTAAACTGCTAAGTCATTTGCCGCACCAACTGTCAGACCTGCATCGGAAAATCTAACAATATCACCAAATGAACTTTCTTCTCCTGGTGTGTTTTGTACAAACTGTGAAGCAAGCACTCCGCCAAGTCTTTCAGAGTTTGTTGCTGTACCGTGGTATCTGTGTGCTGAACTTGTCACACCGTTTGTAGCATTTGTTGTGTTTCTTAGGGTTAATCCTTGATGTACTACATCAAAACCTGATATAACATTTGCTGGATCTGTAGTATCAATTGTAAATTCTGAATTACTTACAATAAAAACCACACCATCATCAACAGTACCTTTAATTACAGTTCTGTTTACTTGATTGTTATCACGTATTTGTGCAGTTACCATAGCACTTACTGTAGTACCTATTGACTGTGGACCAATTAGGACAAATCCACCGTCGGCATTTTGTGCATATAACTGATTGTTACCGCTATCCCACCAAAAATCACCTGTTGTTAAACCAACTGGTTGGGTAGTAGCAACTTCTGCTCCGCCTGTTGTTCTAAATTTTGTTCCATCGTAGAACTTTAATTTTTTTACTGAATTATCAAACCAAATCTGTCCAGATAATGGACCAGCTGGCTGACTTGCACTAGAAAAGTTTTCTAGTAAATGGATAAAGTTTTCGTTTTGAATTTCACCATAACCAGCATAGTTCTTACCTACTAATTTAAGTGAAGTACTCTGGTCAATGGTTCCGTCTTCGACCGTTACTAACGACCCTCCATTTGTTAAATTTATTACGTATGCCATTTATTAACCCCTAATTGTGTTATATGTATTTATATCAAACTACCCGGAGTCAAGTCTTGGACATAACCCCATGCTCCTGATGAAATTCTAAATAATTTAAGTGTTCTTGTTACTGTAGATGTAATAGCACCAGTAGCATCATTAAATGTAGCACTTTGAATAACACTTACAGAGCCATCATCGTTGCCGCTATTATCTTTTTGCTGTACTAGTATTGTATTTTCATTAAATGCAGTGTTCAAAGCAGAACCTGTAAGTGTCGCTGTAGCACCTGTAGTGGTTGTACAGTGTATTCTAGCTTCAGTACCGTTTTGTTTTGTGTTTGCCGGTGAAATATCATTTAAAATTGTAGCTATATTTGTATGCTGTTGTGCAGTTCCTGCTGTTCCTAGTCCTGTAACGTCTAATGCTAGTGCTATCACTTCTAAATTAATGCTACTATCAACATAATTTTTAGTTGCAACATCTTGTGCCGCTGTTGGATCACTAACATTTCTAATTTGTCTTGATGTGACTAAGTTAATATTACCGGCCGCTGTAATGTTCATACCGTTTCCGCTTCCATCTACAGTGGTTGTAGATAAAGCATTGCCGCCTGTAAAGCTAAAACTACCAATATTTGCTGTTGTTAATGCACCAACACTTGTAATACCAACTGCTGATGATCCTGTAATAATATCAACCCCGTTAAATTTAAGTGAACTTGCTCCAGTTAAGTTTACGCTTACATTAGATGTCCATGAGTTTGTATTGTTACGCCATAAAAATTCTTTTGTACCGTTTGAAGATGCAACTGTTATACCTGCTTGGTCAACTCCTGCGTCGTCAAGCAACGTACTATCGTCACCTTTTGCTAATTCTATACTTTTATCTCTAACTAATAATTTTTGTACATCAAGTTCTGTTGTCTCTCCGTCAACAATTAAGTTTCCGGCTACTCTCATGTTGCCACCAACGTCTAATGTTTCTGTTGGACTAGTGTTAAAAATACCAATTCTGCTATTTGATGAATCAATCGTCATTGCATCAGTCTTACCACTGCTGGTAGTCATTCTAAATGTGTAGTTTTGTCCTGATACTTGGTTCTCATTAACAACACCTTCTGATGTTACTTTTGTAACATTGTTGTCTGTAAGTCCAATTGTAAGTCCTAAATTGTTTCTAACTGTTAATGCACCTGATGTTGCATCATCAGAGTCACTTGCAAGGAACTGTGCCGCTGTTCTTGAAACATTATTACTGTCAACTAGTGCTGATGTTCTAGACGCTGTGCCAGCAAATACAAAATCTGAGTCAACAACATTAAATCCTTTTACAACATCGCCTGTAAATCCTGGAATTGTATCTACGTTTTGCGGAGTAAATGGAACTTTACTCCATAAGCCTACAAATGTACCACCTACCCAGTACTTAACAATAGTTCTACTTGTACCTGTGTTGTCTAGCACGGTTACAACTTCAGGTCCAGACTTACCTTGGAATGCATTGTAAATTGGGCCTGCTAATTCTAAATCAGTGCCATCAAAAAAGTATAATTGATTTGCATCATTATCAATCCACATGTCACCTGCAACCATTGTAGGTTGCTTAGGTTGTACAATAGGTCCTCCACCTGTTGTCCAATCAGTACCTGTATAAACTTTTAATCTACTGTTTGATGAATCCCACCAAATTTGTCCTGCTAGTGGATTAGATGGCGACGATGCGTTTGCAAAGTTTTCAAGCATCTTAACAAAGTTTTCGTTAATTGCTTCACCAAAACCTGTGTAGTTTTTTCCAATTAATGTAATATCAGTGCTTGTTACATCAATTTGTCCGTCTGCTAAATTTACAAGTAAAGCACCCGTAGTCTTATTAATCTGATATGCCATATTAGCCCCCGACTCCCGTATAGATAATATATTTGACTGTTAAGAACGGGTTCATAACATTGTATGGAGTTCCAAGCTCTGTAATATCAAAAGTTTCAAATTCTTCTAAACCTGTGTTTAGATTGTAAGCAATGTTTCTTCTGTTTAACACACCACCTGATGATGTTCTAGCTTGTCCTGCTCCTGATCCTGTTGGAGCATCATATGGTATTGTATCAGCATCTTGCTGAACGCCACTGTCGTCAAGTATTACATAAAACTGAGCACCTTTTGGTGATCTTAAATCGTGTTCGTGTTCTGGTAAGTTTTTAACATCAATTGCTCTACTTTCAACACCTGATGCTAGTCCAACTGTATCAGCGTTTGCATCTGATACTCTATTTGCACTTGTTCCGCCTAAGTTATCAGCACCTAGTGGGAACCTACCTCTAAAGTCAGGTAGTCCAAAAAATCCTGATGTAACTTGGCTTTGATCTTTAAATTGATATTGTACTGAATTATATAAATTTAAGTAATCAGCAATTCTAACTTCTGTTCCATCACATAACAACCATCCTGCTGGTGTGTTAACACCGCCAAATGGTACAATAGTTCCAATTGGTATAACTGGAACACTGCTTACTAGTGCGGCTTGTGAAATTTTAAATACACCTGTATCATCACCTGAAATTCTGTTGATAATAATTTCATCATCATTATTAGGTTGTGTAGCAAGTGTCTTGTTAGCAATAAACGTGTTACTGATTGCTGTGTTAAATGTTTTTGTAGTTCCTCCAACTTGTCCATCAAATGTAATTTGATTAGAACTTACGTCTCCTGTCAATTGGAATGTTGAAGCACTTGTAAGTTTATTTGCATTTGCGGCTCCACCTGTAACTGTACCTGTTATGTTACCTACTACATTACCTCTAAATTCAACTGCATGCACTTGTGACCAGCGTCTATCACTTGTGCCTAATGAATATGTTTGTGTTGCTATAGGTGCAACTGCACCTACTGTACTGGTTCCTGCAACATTTAAATCTGTTCCTACAAATAATTTTTTAGCAATACCTACGCCGCCGCTAATCTTAACTGCACCTGTTCCTATACTTGCACTGTCTGTAGTACCTTGCACAATTAAGTTTGCACTTGCTTGTATAGAACCTGCAACATCTAATGCTTCTGCAGGTGATAGTGTATTAATACCAACTTTTTCAGTTGAGTCAATTCTAATTACATTTGCTTGTACACCTAAGTTATTAACCTTAAAGTCAATAGGTGCACCCGATGTTAGGTTAGTTACAACTCCCGATGTACCTTGTACGTCAAATGTAACAATAGCGTCCTGTCCTACTTGTATACCTGAGTTATTACTAATTGTTAATTTTTCTGATGATGTACTTGCAACATCACTTCTTAAAAAGTTACTTGCCGCAACACTTGCACCTGATACAACTAAGTTTTCTGCTTTTTCACTGGTACCTAGATATTTTGCTATTCCGTCTCCGCCAATATTTGCTGAAGATAAATTCAAGCCAGGTTGGATAATTGTAAATCCTGTGATTGTACTTTTTGGTTGAAATGTTCTTGTTGAATAAATTGCAATAGGACTTCCGCTAACTTCAAGTTGCAGGATTGTATAAAGTACTTCATCTTTACCTGTAACTACCTCCGGCTTTGCTCCTGTTAGCAAACCGTCACTATACTCTGGTCCAACAAGTGTCCAACCACTACCTGTAAAAATATACAACTGATTGTTATCTGTATCTGACCAAAGATCGCCTTGCAGTGCATTTGATACCTCTGGTGCTGTGCTTCCTTTTTTAAGTCCACTAGCATTTACCCAGTCTGTGCCATCGTACAATTTTAATGTATCAATGCCTGTTGAACTGTCATACCATAGCTGTCCTTGTATTGGATTTCTTGGTGCTGATGTATTAGCAAAATTTTCTAATTGCTTTAAAAAACTTTCTGCAATAACTGACCCATAACTAGTTGTGTTACGTCCAGGAATATCTAGACTTGTTTGCTGATTAATTGTATTATCTTCTATTGAGATAGTACCCTTGTTAGTATCTGAGTAGTTAATTGTATAAGCCATTATTCACTAAATCCTGATAAACTTTGTACACGCACAGTATAGTCAATTTGAATTAACCTATTCAAACTTTTTTGTACTGGGTGGAAAATTACATGTGTCAACAGTCTACCTTGTCCTGATGGACTATAACTTACTAAGCCTAATTCATCAAATACATATAAACTATTAGCGTCGGTTGCATTATCAACAGCATCTTGTCCTGATGGTTCACCGTAATCAAGTAAACAACTTACAACAATATCTGTATAATTTGTACCACTTACATGCCTTGATTCGATCTTATTTCTTGCAGGGTCTGTGTTATTAACACTTCTGTCATCTACAACTTTAATAAATGTTTGGTTATAAAGGCTAGCGTTTGTTCCTGTACTGTTAGGTGTAAGGTATGTAATAATTCCAGTTGGGTCAATACTAGTTCCTCCGTTACCAAATGTCATTTGATAAACAGTTCCTTGTCCTGCGTTAGCTAAACTTTCTGCAAGTGAAATACTCATATTCTCGTAGTGAATAGCATTGCGTTTATCGACTATTACTTCGCCTGTATTAGCGTCAGTAATCTTAATATGTCCTTGGAGCATTACTCCGTTTTCTTCTTTTATGTTGTTAATCATACCTTTGTCCTATACTGTATTTATTTGGGTAGCTCCACCTTTTCTGCCTTAAAGAAACGTGCTACCAAACTTTTCGCATCATTAAGTGAAATTCCTGGATCTGACCAGCGTTTTCCTTGTCTTCTGACAATTTTTATCTTAGCATTCACTGCTGGTGTATTTAACAGAGTTACACTTGCTGTGGTGCCATCTACTGAAAACTCTGCTGGTGCAGTTTCATCAGCTTCAGGAGAATCTTGATCTAACGCAGGATTAAACATTTGTATTGCATTTTTACGCAATCTTTTACCTGCAACGAATATTTCAAACTCATTTACACTTTTTGGTGTAAATCCTAACGGAAATACTGCTGTAGAACCATCACCTGTTTGCTCATCTATAATAGTTTGATCTGCATAAGGTGCTGTTTGTGTTGGTCCTTGGTTATATACATCACTACCTGCTTCATGTACAGCTGGAGCACCTGTTCCTAGTGTTCCCCTTTGAATTTGACGTAAAACATTACCTTGTTTGATCAAGTATTCAATTCTTTCACCATTAATGAACAAAATACCAGGCATACTGCTATTTTTATCAGGTGTGCTAATACTGCTTGCATCATCTAATAAGATTTCCTTGTCTAATGTTAATAGATCTTTAGCAAGTTTAAGCGGAGCAGTATCTCCAAGTCTTTTGTAAATATTTCTATTTAAAATATCTTTAAATTGGCTGAATCCAAAATTAGATTGGATTTCACCTTGTGAACTAAATTGTAATACTTCTATAACATCATCATCTGCAAATGACCCGTTATATTTTACAAAGTTTCTATCATCAGTAAGTTTATAGTCAACACTTGGTGTTTGTAGCACTCCGTTTATTGTTAACCAAACATATTGTGCATCAATTGCTGGATATCTTAATTTAATTAGGCCTGCTTTAATATGATTAAATTGTATGTGGTCATCAGTACCTACTGTAATTGTGCTTCTAGCAATAACATCAAAGTTTTGTCTTTCAAAATCCATACTATCATGTTTATTAAATGTATATACTGTTAATTTTTGTCCATCTGCAGGTGCTGTGTTAAGCAGTAAATTTGCTCCACTGTCGACCCATGTTAAATTAGAATTAATAAGTTGCACATCGCCAAACGCATAATCTCCGTCTGTTCTAATATACACTTCTAATATATCACCTTCGCGACCAATTCCTGGCTCTAAAATAATACTACTGTTTGCAGGACGCAGATTATATTCAACTGCAATAGTAAGTTCTTTGCCATTAAGTAATATTAGTATGTCTTTATCTTGGAAACTTCCAATTGGTGCTTGCCATACTTCTAAGAAATATTCTCTCTGTGCAAGTGTACAATTAAATGATTGATTATATCCAGGATTCAATATTGTATTATCTAGTTTTACAATTACATTATGACTGTTAGGTAATGAGCTATACGGTGTTTTATCTAAAGTAAATATTTTTGTACTTCCGTCGCCTATAAATTCAGTAGTTTCAATTTTACTAAAACTATCAATAGAAGTATATATTGCATAGCTAATGACACTATTATCAGGTGGTGCACTACCAAATACTATCATTGCCTTTGGATCTTGATCTGTGCTATCACCACTAGATGTAAGCACTGACTCAACAGCTACACCATTTACTGTTGCATAGTAATCTAAGTCAGTACTATAATGTATTTTAGTTACAAAAGCATTAGTACTTCCGTCGCCTCTAAATTCACTTTGTTCTATAGCATTTTTTCCGTTGCCACTAATAGAAACAATATTAACATCTTGATTTGCACTAGGAATAGTTTTGAAAGATACTGTTTTTGTTTTATAGTTTACAGTATACGATGATTGTGATTGAAGCACTTCATTAAGTTTTACAAATAAACCTTCTTTATTTTGTGGTTGTATTCCAAAATTATAATTGCCTGTAACACCGTCTGTTCTATAAGAATTACTTGAGAGTGTGCTTCCGCCATCTTTAGGTCTACTGAATACTCTAATATTAACCGAATCTAGTACTTGTCCAGGAACTTGCTCCTCTGGTCCTTTACTAGTCGTAGGTGATACAAAGTCATCTCCGTCAATTATTATTTCTTCTGGATTGATACCTCTTGCTTGTGTAAATGCAAAGTCGCCGCCTGTTAATACAGTATCATAAGACCTTGGATCTGGTAAGAAAGATCCGTCTGAAGTTGATTTTCTAAATACTAAAACATCATTTAAAGTAGTAGGAATAATTTCTTCATCTAATAAAACTGTATCTGCTAATATGCTATCGTCATCATATAAAGCAACTCCTGTTTGTCCTGCACCTGTAATACTTTGCATAACTGCATTTATATTAGTAACAGGATTTGCTGTGCCAAAATTAGGATCATCTATTCTCACACCATTTTTATAAACATTGTAAATCATTCCTGAAACTAAAGGACTAGCAAAATTTAAAACCCTTGTGCTATCGTCGCCAATTTGGAATATTTCGTCTTCAAATGTTGTATCAAAAGTATCATAGGTAGTTGTAAACCATTCGTCTGAGTCCCAACCACTTCCTGAACCAAAGCTGAAACTACTTACTTCTACTCCGCCATAGTCTATACCATCTAATAGTTGTGAAAGGTCATTTCCGTACATACCTGATGTAGGATTATAATAAAGATTAATCCTATCTTGTGCTTGTAGTAACTCTGGTGCTTTGTTGTATGTTATTGTAACAGTTTTATTTTGTGCTAAAGAATTAGTAAATGTAATACGTCCATTACTTCTTGTGAAACCTTTAGTGTCGGTAGTAACATTACTAAATGTATACTCACTACGCAATGACTCTAAGCCGTCAACTGTAACAGTAATCTGTGTTGACTTTAACTGCATTGGCCATTTTAAATCAAATATTTGTTGATCTAATGTTGATGTAAAAGTTTGCGTTTCATTTAGTGTTTGGAATAGATAAGTTCCTGTAACTCTGTCAAACTTGCATCTTATATGTGCAGTTTTAGATTTTCCTTCTCCTAGTATAGCACTTAATCTAGCAACACTTCCGTCATCACTTGTAGTACCTACAATTTGTATTGTAGGAGCTGTTAGGTATCCGCTACCTGCGTTTGTAACTTTTACACTAGTAACTCTTCCGTTACCAATAAATGCTTCAGCTTTCGCTCCAGTTCCGCCGCCGCCGGAAATTATAATTTTAGGCGCAACTAAGTATCCGGAACCTGCATCTGCAATACTCAAAGATTTAATTTGATATCCTAAGTTATCTAACCAATGTTTGCTTGGATAATTTTGTAAATCTGATGTTCCTTCAATAATTTCGCCGTCTATAACTTTAACACTTTGCGGAACAATCTTACCTTCATCTTCGTTATAGTATGGTGCAAGATCAAAATCTGTAATTACATTATTTGCAGGATCTATTTTTTCGTAAGAACTTAGATACTCTCTTATCTTAGTTTTATATGGCTTCATTTCTTCTACATAATCTTGGTAACTAGGTAAACTATCATTTTGGAATGTTACTTTTTGTTCTAGTTCTCCAATGTTATGTTTTGCTTTTACAAAACTTGTTTTGAATGCCCAGTCAACATTAGGTTGCTCTGTAAATACATATCGTACGCTTGCAAAGAATAATTCATTCCAGTGAACAGCAAGATTATCAACAAATATATCAGCCTTCAAAATTTCTAATATTTTTCTAAATTCTGTATTTGGCTCAGTATCGTAAAATATTTTATCAAAACTTGCACCATCAAATGCTGTGTTACTTGCATTTACATCATAAAGACTATTTTTAAATCCAATAGTTCCGTTTTCTCTACCAATTGTTTCATAAGCTAGTGTATAGTCTTGTGTTTCTAATTCAGCTATCTTTTTAAGTAACAACCATCCGCCAGTACCTACATTGTTTATTTTAACAATGTCGCCTATTTGATCATTTAGGGCATATATTTGATAGCTTGCGTCTAATGTATGATTTATAAATGTAAACTGATTATATGATATTGCATACCAATCTTTGTATTCCCAATATAAGTTTATATCGTAACTTTGTGTAAAAGTTCTTAGGTACTCTACACCGTCCCATTGATATACTGCCCATTTGTTATTAATTGTTTCATCATTCTTAACAAGAACTGCAAACTTTCTTACTGTAATAGAAACATTATTTGTATAATCTCTACCACCATTTATAATATCAACGCTAGAAACTTTTCCATTATCATCTATATTAAGTTTTAATTCACAACCTGATCCTTCTTTATCACTTATAACATAAGTTGGTTCATTAATATATCCTTGTCCAGGATCATTTATTATAACATTTATAATTACACCGTTTTCAACTTCTAAAGTTAGACTTGCTGGTTTCACTCTAGCAATACTTACAAATCCTATCTCACCAAAAGTGTCTGCGGTAGTATCATAAATTCCTGTAGCTAGTGTTGGTTGTGGGTCAAAACCTGTTAATTTAGAAAGATCAAATTCGTCAACAATTAAAACTTTGCTTAAGGTATTATTTGTTCTTTCAATAAATTGTTTACGTGCTTCTGTTCTATTTATAAACCAACTCTGTCTTGGTTCGTTCAATGCGCCGTAACGAAGTTTTATAGGCAAGCCTATGTCTGGTACAGGTCTATCGTTTCGGTCAAATCCTACTAGACTATCGAACCATTTTTGTTCTATTTCTGAATTAGGTATACTTGTTTCAAGACCGTCACTGATCAATTGGTATTCTAAATGCGTAGGCTGTTCTTGATTATCAATAGTCCACCAATTAAAACTAATCGCAGTATCTTTATCTTCAATAAATGAAGCACAGTTATATATTGCATATCTATCTGCGCCTAACATTGCAACAAATCTATATCCCATATCAGCAGGTACAGTAATGTAATTTATAACATCAGAACAAGTAGTAATTCTATCCGGCACATTTGGCAATGTAGATTTATTAAACACCCAATAGTAATAATAATTTGTAAATGTTTCAGAGTTTTTATTATATCTTCTTCTTACACTATAAACACTATCGCCATATTTACTTGTGCCACTTACACCTCTTGCAATTCCTGCTTCTGTGCCAACTAAATTATCCCATTCACTTGGTAAAAGAGTAGATTCTACCCATTCATAAACTTCAACACTGTTTCCTGGAAACAACGTGTTAAAATTTGCTGTTGCTTCACTAATTGTTCCTTGATGATGATTAATAAATTTTGCACTATCTATATCCCACCATAACTTACCAATCCATTCATCGCTGATATAATTTAAAGTATCAGCTGTAATTGTTGTATCAGTAGAAACTGTATACCTTGCAGGATCATAACTTGTTTTGAAACTTAGTTCTTGTTCAGCAGGGCCTGCAATTTTTCCTTGTATTGGATCAATATAATCTAAGTATGTTAGCAGACTATTAGTATCTTTATTGTATAAGTATAAACCTTTAAATTTGCTTGTATCTGCAGGTAAAATAGGTGTTCTTGTAATTGTCCAAGATTTCATGTCTGCTGGCTTACGATATTCTGCAACTAATCCTTTATCTAGTATACTACTTTCAGGAACTTGTTGCTTAGGTAATCCAATATAGACATGGTTTTTACTTACAAGTAATCTGTTACCAAAATCTTGTGTGTCTAGATTGTATGTAAAGTTCTGACTATAAAGTAATGTGTTGTTAATTGTTTCATATATTGTAACAACTCCGCTACCTGTATCAACTGTTTGAAACTTAGAAGAATTATTATCAAATGACGTTGCTGTTGGATTAAGTCCAGATAACGGATCTAAAACATATAGCTCATTTTCTTTAAGTTCTTTGTAAGTATCAAAAGATGTAGAACTTACCATAGTTCCGCCTCTAGATGCTACAGCTAAAGTATCTCCATCGAAGTCAAGTTTTGTACCAAATTGTACATTAGGCTTTGTATCTATAGGACGTAATGTCTGAGAGTATACAAAAGTATCACCACTTTGTATGTAAAGATACACTGCTCCGCCATCATCTACTACGTCACTATTGAAAGGTGCTCCAACGGCTATTTTTCTACCATCTGCTGATACTGCTATTGTTGAACCAAAATCTTCTGTTAGGTTAAAGGGTTCTAATATTTGTGAATATTCATAATTAGTACCGTTTAATCTATATACAACAACTTTTCTGTTTGCTATACTACTATCTATACCTAAAGTTACTCCATCTTGTTGGATTTCATATACACTTGTATATACGGAATTAGCAATTAACACTTCGCCATCATTACTAACATCAAAGTCAGAACCAAATGTTTCTAAGTTGTTTTGTTCTAATGTGCTTTCAACTAGAGAAAAGTTTGTATCATTAGGAACATAACCTAATAAGTCTAATCCACTTGTTTGTGCAGTCCATTGACTTACATCGAATGTTCCTGGAATTAAGTTTGTATTTGCTTTGTATACTGTATCTCCAAATCTAGCATATTCATTTTCAAAATAAGTTGCAGAAACACTAAAGTGACCTCTATAATTTTTCTGCACAGATAAAGCCCAGTCATCTGTAGAATTTTTATTAACAAAATATATTCTGCCTTGATTTTCTTCTGATCCATCTCCTTGAGCATGAATATAAAGTTTGTAACTATCTGAATCTGGCTGTACAAATCTTAGTTTAGTACCTAACTGTCTGTTATCTGCACTATTTGGAACAGTAAAATAATCTATAAGGCTGTATGTTACACCTTTAATTTCGTATATTGCAAAAGTACCTTGTTCAGATAATCCTGTGCTATACCCTTCAGCAACAACAGGAATGTTATAAACTCTTGTCCAGTCTAAATTAATAGATGATGGAGGATTAGCACTGTCAGTAATACCGTCTATTGAATAAGATGTATACACCCAATATTCTAAATCTCGTAAATAGTTTATTCCGCTTTGCACTATAGGAATATTAGTACCTGTATCAATAACAATGATAGGTCCTGAAATAGTATTTTCCATGTGTGCAGAATTAATAGGCCCCATAGTTCTTGTAGCAGGTCCAAGACCTGGAACATTCTGTACAAAGGTTGCATTTGAATTTACACCAAAATCTGATCCTACAGCCCAGGCGCCGCTTTTGTTTTTTAAATAAATTTTAGCAGTAGCAAATGCTCTTTCAATATACGCAATAGTCGCTGTAGATCCTGTTGCTGTATCTGTTAGTGTGTCTCCAATATTTGGTATAAAAGGATCACCATTTAAATCAAAGTTTGTTAATCTTACCTCAATATAACCGTTCCATATATCTGCAACTGTATGTTCGGTACTGTTAATATATGTTGATGACAATCCTATAGCAGAAGGATCTTGCACTAGTCCATTAACACGGATTGTGTTAAGCCATACTCTAGTTTTATCGCCTATAGAAATACTATTACCGTGTGTTAGCGGAGTTCTTAGCCACCACTTACTATCAAGCACTTGTATATTGCTTTGTCCCTGTGTATGTGATAGTATTCCAAACTCAGATGCTCTTGTTGGATTAGCTAAATTTTGTAATTGTTTAGTATCTAGTATGTTACTAAAGAAAGGATTATTAACAGTATTATTTTCTAATGTAATATCTTGTATCACAAGATTTGCATTTGTTTCTGTAAGATTGTTACTTGTGAATGTGCTACCTACATTGACATACCACCAACCTGTATGATAGTCGTCTGTGATTTGTAATACTTCTACATAATCTCCAATTAAAATACCGTCTGCGTAAATTTTTCCTGTGCCTTGAAATGCACCATTTACATCTTTAATGTAAGCTGTCATTTCATTTTCGTTGTTTGTTCTTCTATATTGTATTGTTGCCCTACAAGTATCTGTGGTAATATCTGTACCAGCATTTGGCACACTTAATGCACTTTGAATATGAATTATGTGTTGTACTTTATCAACTATAGTATGATTTCCGTTTAACAAAGATTCAGTAATTACACTATCATTATTAAAAGGCTCTATACCTGCTTGTGCAGTAGTTGTATATTTGTTCCATTTTAAAGTTAGAATGTCGCCTGGCTTAGTTCCTTCAAACTGTTCTTTTTCTGCTCTAATTAAAATATGATCTGTATCTGAATTAGCACCTAATGTATAATCGCCTCTTACAATATATTCAATTTCTGGATATTGTTGTGAAGCAGAATCATAATCATTTTCTTTGGCTTGTTGATTTGATGCATGATTGTTGTAAGTTTGTAATGCATCTGCTTCTACATCTCTTGCGGCCTTCCATAACTGACTAGAGTATAAAACAATATCACCTTGCGTATATGGTTCATTCTTATTATAATCTCCTTTTAGTCTACTTTTAACATTAGAAGCATGTGGTGAACCAATTGCAAGATATTTGCCATCTGGGCTTACTGCAACACTTTGTCCAAAGCCACCGTTTGAATCAAATAAGAATGATTGTTCATCTATTTGCTGTAAAAATCCAAAATCTGTATTATCACTTGGTCTTTGATATATGTAAACACTACCATTTAGATCTTTTGGTGCTGTAATTGCTATGCGGTTGTTATTACTAGTAACACTAAAGGCTGTACCAAAATCCTTTTCAGTGGAATCTAAAACTCCTGCGGCTGTGTTTACAATGTTAGGTTTTAATTCAAATATTTCTCTATTCTTTAAAACAATCCAGCGACCTGTATCGTCATCATCTACCCATAGTGTGCTATTTTGATTAGATACATTAAGACTGTCATTTGCTAAAGCAAGTGTTGGAAGTCTAGCCTGCTTGAATTGTGTAATATAACCATTAACTTCTGTAGTGTCATCTGTAGCTTCAATGTCTTCGCCTTCTGTACTTTCTAAAGTTATTATATTAAGAGATACGCTATCTACTTTATAATACCCGTCGGTAGCATCTGAAATATCATTAATTCCGATAATATCACCTTTTGCAAAAAATACAGATTTATCAACAGTAATAGTAAATTTGTTAGATTGACTTTCTGTAACTTTAGTAATTCTAAAATCTGTTGGTTCTAATTTATAAACATTCCAAGTTTGCTGTGTTTTATCTAAAGCTGTCCAAATATAACTATTCGTAGGAATTGTATTTTGTGTAATTAAATCATCATATGTTTGAAGACTAATACCAACGTCGGACGGATTAACATATCCAGCTGTTTTAGTATAACTATTTTCTTCATTGAAGTATTTTGTAGGTAAAGGTTTATGGTCGTAATCTTTTGGCTTGACATATATTGAATTTCTATCTAACCTATAAATTAAACTTGTATCTTGTGGATTAATTCTATCTACTAATTCTATTTGCTGAGGCTCTTGCCTATACTTAGATTCATCCAATACAAAATCAAATTGTTCATCTCCTGTAGATGCTCCATAACGTCCTGCACGTACTGCCCATTCTTCAAAAAATTCTAAACTATCTTTATTTGCACTTCCTAGCTTATCAAATAGTTTTATTAATACATTCTTAGTACCTTTATCCTGAATAGCACCTTGGAAGAATTTGTACTGACTTACATCGTCGTTAATAATATTTTCAAGATACTTTCTTTTTTGATATCCTGTCGCATGCTGTGCAAGTTTTTGTTGTTCAATATCAAAGTTATCTGAATCTAGATCATAAAAGTCTGAAAATTGTTTTGCTTTGTAATCAAAATTAGGTAAAAGTTTTTGTTCAGGTTTTTCATCTAGTAATACCCAACCTGTATCATTAAATAATTGCGTTCCTGTTACATTTGTTGTTGCAACATAAAAATATTGTTTATATTTTATAAGCGACCCTATTTTATAATCTTGGTATGGTAACCATTCTGTAACAACAGCATCATCAAAAATAAAGCCTGGAATATTATACGATCCGTTCCAGTCGTCTGAACGATATCCTTTTACTTTTATTCTTTCTTGTCTATATCCTTGAGCTCTATTATAGATTACATCTCCAAATACAGTTTTATTATCAATAATAACTGCATGCTCGTGTTGAACTAAAGGAATTTTTAAATGATATATTCCATCATTAGTATTTTTTACAAATATTCCAAAATCGTTAGTATTATCTCTTTCTGTGGTAGCAAAATCTGCTAGTAATCTTTTTCCATCTGCTTTTAATAAACTATAATCATAAAAATTATCATATATATCATCTACTACATTAAATGGTTTACTAAATTCAATATTTCTAGCACTAGGACTTACAGTAAGTATAGTTCCGTTATCCCAAGATTGTGTTGTCCAGAATAAAAATTCTTTAGCACTAAGTCTCCAATTTTCAACTTCCTCAATTTCTTTATTGAAGGTATCAAATTTAAATCCTGATCTTATAAGATATTCCTGATATCCCATCATAAGATCTACAACTTCTTGTTTTTCACTAAACAATGTACCATATGGCATTTCTTGTACAACAGTTTCAAAATTAGTAGACAGATAAGCTGTTGCTCCTCCTTCTTCAGGAAGTTCTGGCAACTTTTGATAATTATCTTGATTAAAACTATCACCTGCTGTATGACTTATCTTAACTCTATAATAGTTGTCTGATACTTCTACAATTTGGCCAGGTTCATAACTTTTTCCTTCTGTCCATGTTAAGAAGTTTTCACTAACTCCGCCAACATTGATTACTCTGTCGCTATTTTTCCGTCTTACTGGATAATATTTAAATACAGGATTATCTTTATCATAACCTTTTACAATATATCCAGATGGAGATATTTCAATAATCATACCACTGTAAGATAAAACGTCAGTAGGAATACTTTTAGTTAATTGTATTTTATAGTTTTCTTCTGGAACAAAAACATTTCCTTCATTTGTAGGAGTTCTAGCATCTAGTATAAGTCTAAATTTGGACTTCTGAGTAAATCCTCCAATCTTTGAAGCTAATTTATTTTCTATGTTTTTAATATTTGATTTATATTCAGTAAATCTAAGTGTATCATTACCTGCAAGGTAGCCTTGAATATAGTTAATTATACCCGATGTAAACACTCTTTCACTATCAGTTGCACTGTTAGGAAATTTTAATTTACTTAATTCAATTCTCTTACTTGTATCTCTGTAAATTAATTCTCCCGCACCATTACGTGCTATCCTACTACGATCAAATGCTAAACCAAAAAATTGTGCAGGCTGATTCAAAGCCCAAGATATCATTAAACTGAACGGATAGTGAGAACTTCTTCTCCACGCAGTTTCTACAGGTCCTTCATCACCAAACTTAAATTGATTACCATATGTTGTAGTAATATTTCCTCTAGAATAACCTGTTCCACTAGGGGGTATTAAATTACCACTTTCGTCAACAGGGATATAATTAAAAATATCTGTATTTTTAAATTTGTTTCTGTATGTTACTTTTGAACCTGCTGTGCCTCTAACAACAGCATTAGCCATATCTTGCCAAAGCAACAAATTATTACTTGTATAAGGGGCTGTACCATATTCTGTATCAAACCAATCAGGCTTTTCTTTAAAACCTAATATTTCCCATGGATGGCTATGAGGTCTATCTGTATTGTAAAAGTCTTTGTATATAGCACGCCAAAAACCAGCTAAGGGTTTGTCATAAGGATCAGATGCCATTCCATAATAATATGTGAACCCATCTCCTGAACGATAAATCGTATTCGATACATAATCCGGTGTGCCTACAGTCTGTAACCAAACATTAAATTCTGATATCATAGTTTTGGAAACTTGTGTTCTAGAAAATCCTGTATTTCTATTTTTGCTGTCTACATAATCTACAATATCTAAAATATTTTCGTCATATGTCTGTTTTATATTATTATAAATTCGTTTTTCTATATCTAGTAGAAGATTATCTCTAAAGTCGCCAAAACATTTCCACAAACTACCATCATGCCCTTGTAACATTGGTTTTGCTTTTGGATATTCTTCTAATAATTGTGTATCATTAGTTGCATGACTCATTGCACTATTTGGCATATAAAATAATGTATTAGTTCCTGTAAATAAGTGTGTATGAGTTGCCCCAGTTCCGCCGTTTCTTATATCCTCTTGAGATGCCGATACTTCATCTGTAAACAAAGGATAGAACCATCCAAGTTTGCCTTTATATGATTTAGTTGTGGTTGTATCTCTACCATAAATTTTCCAAGGGCCTGTTACATCCGTAGGTGTTTTTATGTATGTGTCATCTAAAAATATCTCAGGAGTAAATCTAGGATATAATCCTAATTTTGTAGGTGTAGGAGGTATCCAGCAACCGTCTGTAGTTTTATATTCATAAACATCTAATATGTCTCCTGCATTAGGAGCGTTTAATAAAGTTAAAAATCCATCAGTACTAATAGTGTAATCTTCATATAATAAAAGTTGTTTTTCATTAAGGTATGCTAGTACAGCTTTTTCAGATAATTGTGTAAAATCTATTCCGCTTGTTAAACTAAAAATTGTTTGTGATTGGTCTTCAATAATATGACTTACTTTTGTATCTCCACCATGTGCTAACATATCACTAAAGTAAAAAGGATCACTATTAGTTTTATTTGCATTAAGTTCTGTTAGAACTTTATCAACATGTATTTTTTCAGTACCTTCAAATCCTAACTCATTTGCTATTCTTAAAAACTCTCTTTTAAATTTAAGATATTCTATACCAGAATATTTAATTGCTTCTATAGAATCATAATCTTTATCTGTCAAGTTGTATAAAGCAAGATTGACCGGACCACTGTGTTGTACAAATTTCAAACCAAATTTTGATGCATTTCCTAAATCTCTTAAATTACTTGTTCCAGGAAATATGCCTTCAAATCCATTTACATTATCAACAATGCTGTCAACATGGTCTAACACTTCCCCTAATGTAAACGTAGTAACATTTTCATTTTGCGGATTTTTTTCAAAGTTTATTGGAAATTCATAATATCCAACACCTTCTCTTTTAGGTGAACTAGATGTTGTTTTTAAAACTAGTTTGTCATCTGCTGTTAGTTCTTTATCAAATGTTACATAAGCATACCCGTTGACTCTGTTTATTGTGTAGTCAATCCCATCTCGTTTACGATTACTATTCACATAAACTTTTATGTCTAAATCATTTAAGTCTCCGCTGTTAGTATAAACGTCGACAATAAAGTTATTTGTCCTTGCGGTAACTGTTGTTTGTTTAACAACAGGCTGTACTGATTTTGTTGGTGCTTTTGTCCAACCAGAAACATTTGTAAACGTTGTTCTATCAGTATACTTTCTTAATAATGCAGTGTCTGTGCTAACAGTGAATACATCTGCAATTTCGTCATATTGATAAGTATCTGCTAATAAATTAAAATCAAAAACAATATCACCACTATTTTCGATAGTTCTATAACTTAATGGAAATCCTAATTCTGTATCATTAGCACCTGTGCCAACTTTATAACTAAAAATTTTATTTCCTGCAAACGTGCTTGACTCTAATGTATTAATCTGTGCTCCTGCATCGTTATACATATCAAATAATGGTTGTTGATTTACTTTAGTCTTATCTTGTGTTTGCTTCCATGTAGTTCCATTATAATAGAAAATTTTTCCTTTAAAATTACTACCTGCTTTAACTAATACTGTTTCATCAATTAACGGAATTGTATCTGTAGTTTCTTTTAAGGCAAGCTGTAAATTTCCGTTTTGATTTATAAAATTAACCTCGTATATTTTTCCTGCAACAAAACTGTCTGGGTCTGCTGTGAATAACACACGCATGCCTGTAACTAATTCTACTCCATCTACAAAGTAACCAACTTGTCCTTCAATATTAGAGAACACATCTGTTGTAACTGTATCAACTAGGTCTACTGATGTCTTTGATTGTGTTCCAAAATTGTAAAGTTTTAATCCTGCGTCAAACTCGATAATGGGCCTTGTTGCTCTATATGTTTGGTCTAAAACTGCTGACATATTATTAATTTCAGCAATATTTTCTATTACACTTTTATGTGTCCATTTATTATATCTTGCCCATTGATTTCCATCCTTGGATGCTCTATTAATTACAATATAGTCTTTTAGAGAAGCATAAGAAGTAGCATCGCCAAATGGCAGTGACGCAAATCCTTGTGCGTCAAACTCAGTAGATATATCTGACAAATAATCAGCAGTAATAACTAAGTCTTCTTCAGAAATTAATTTAATTGAATCTCCGACACCTTCGACATACCAATTACCTTCTCCGTATTTGGCTGGTGTAATTTCTCCGTAAAATTTTATCTTCATGCCATTAGTTAAACTATAACCATTTTGCATAGTGTAAGTTTTTTTACCAATTATATCTGATCCTACATCAAGTTGTGTATTATCTCTAATATCTTTGATAACAATAAGTCCTGTAGTTTCAATATCGTTATCGTTTGTGTAGTAAAGAAGATCAGGAGCTTCAAGATCTATTTCCCAAGTTATAGACCCTTGTTCAACTTTCTGTTGGCTTACTCCTTCATTATAAAGGTTTGTATCATCTTCAATACTAGTATTTGTTCTAATACTAAAGGGCATATCAACTGTGTCAATATCAAAGTTATATGTTTGTCCTCTATATAATGTTAATGTTGGATTACTTACTTTGTTCTCTTCGCTGAAAATATAAGAATTATTATCTACGTTGTCCTGCATCTTTACTGCAAAAGTACTTGTAATATTCCTTGCAGTGCCATATACTGGAATTTCATCTGGTCCTGCTGGAAGCCAATAATATTCTCTAAAGTTTACAAACTTGTCCCAATTGATGTGAGGATCCCAAGCGTAATATTCTTGCGAACTATATTTGCTGTGATCTGCATTATCAGCATTTCTAATTTTACTAGAGTTTACATAATCTCTATAATCTCTGTAAAATTTAATATTATCCAAACCGTCTGTGATTGTAGTAACAGGTTCTAGCTGATAATTTTCTCTAGTTTTTGTTATATCTGAAACATAGTTATCAGATGCTTTGAATGCTTTGGCATCTCTACGACCAATGAATCCATCAACCTTTTCTACAACACCCGGTTGCATTAATTGGTCTAATGTACTACTTAGGAATTTTTTATTTGCTGTGCTTCTAAAATACCTCGGTAGTAGGTCTGATGTTTTTCTTTTGCTATTTCCATTTGTTGGAATTGGGCTTTCATCTTGTGCCATTAGTATCCATAGCCTCCACCGCCGCCGCCGGAGCTACCTCCGCCGCCACTTGATCCGCCACCGCCCGAGCTACTTGAGCTACTTGAGCTACTTGAACTACTTGAGCTTGACGTATTAGTTGTTGTGCTACTAGTACTTGTACTTGTAGTTGTTAATGCTTGACTTTTTATACCTGTATTAGTTGTGCCTGTTGATGTAATAACATTTCCTGAGGCTTGTATTCTTGATGCTGTTACAGAGTCAATAATTTCTACATCATCAACTGTTGCATCGTTTATAAAGATTTCATTATTTTCGGCTTTAACTTCATACAAGCTACCAAAGCCCTGTGTAGCTTGTTTTGGTACAAGTAAAATATTAACTGCATCTGGAGAAATACTATTCATAATAAAAGTTGCTAATTCAGTAAAGTGGAAACTATCACCAAAGTTCCAATTAGCTAAACCAAAGAATCTATTTACTGCACTGATTACATTAGTTTTTAACTCATTACCGTTAACTACTTCTCCTGAATTAGGAACAATTTTAAAAGTTGCTTGTAGATTATCTTGTGCATGTACACCAAACAACGGCTTATAAGTTACAGGATGATAAATTACTTCATCACTAATAGATTTATATTCATTTATTTGTCCGCCATAGTTCTGAAATAATTCATCTGAGCTAGGAGGTAATGGCATTGTACCTATTACACCTTTAAGATAGTTTCTAAAGTTTACATCGTAAGATCTAGTTAACATATAGATATCAATAATATTACTTGCACTAGGATCGATCCTGTTGCTTTGATCTGCACTATGTACATACTGAAATTTTAAATCTGAGCGTCCTACATGTGCTTTATAATCTGCAGACACAGTAAGTAAATTATTATTCAATATTTTAAAATTATCATTATCTGTTACATAAAAAATTTGTCCGTCGCTATATTGACTATATGCACCTATCTCTATTTCTGTCTTAACTACATTAATAGAACTTCCTTGATCATAAAAATTATATTTGCTAAATCCTTGATCTGATGATTCTTTCTTTAAGAAAATATATTTTGTATCTGGATTTGTTTGTGGTGCTACAACATTTATAAAAATATCTGGATCGTCTACACTACCATCGTCATTCAAATCAAAAAAGCTAACTTCTACTTTTTTACTATTAACATATCCGTCTGCATTCCTAAATTCTTTAACAATCTCCCAATTGATATCATTGTTAAATGCATCAAGGGAATCAGGCTTAGTATTAAAATTCATTATTGCTACTTTATCTTTTACTAACTGTCCTGTTTGTGAATCGTAAATTTTTGACTGTCCGTCAAAGTAAAAACTCAACTCTTTATCACTTTCAAATATATAACGTAATCCTCTATTAGTAACAGTATATTTTTCGCCATTTGTTTCAAACAATATTAACCAACTAGAGTCAAGTTGATTATTTGTAACGTCACCTGTTTTACCATTACTAAAAACATCTACTGTATTAAGGTTTTCGTTAATAATTACTCGCCAATTTCTGTTAACCTGATCATATCTTAAAGCAAAAGTTTTATATGCAAATACTTGGTCAATAATTTGTGCCCTTACATCAGTTGAAATGTCTTTTACTATTTTAGGTTTGACTTCTTCTAAAACACTATTTTCAGGTAAAATATCATTGAACACAAGTGGGCCTTCTCCAGTTACGCTATCTAAAGTTGTTCCTGCTCCTTTTGCACTTATAACTTTGACCCATTTATAACTACTAGCACCTTTTGCTTTGCCATCACTAGTTAATAATCCTTTGCCAATAAAAAAGAAGCCTGCGGGCGGTTTAAATTTTAATAAAGCACCTGCCTCTACATACTTTAATGAACCTCCTGTAAAAGTACCTACTTGAAACGGAACATCATTTAAATTCTGTAATAGTCCTGTAGAACTATTTGTTGTTTTTGTAGACTGTTTAAATCGTGCATTTAGGTCACTAACAATAATTTTAGCATAATTTCCAAAGTAGTAATTGCTTATTGCTCTGCTTTTAATTATAGGTAAAATTGTATTTTCTATATTCCCTTCAATGTCAGTTTGTGTTGCAAACGTAAATGAAGTTTTATTTTCATACTGCTCTTGATACAGTACGCCATCTGATCCATATAAATTTGTACTAGAGTATTTTCCAGTAACATCTTTTAAATCAAAGTATCTGCTAATACCACTTGTTGTCCTATTAGTAGATTTAACTTTTACAATCTCTTGATTTGTTGTAAGAGGAACAATATTATAATCTTCGCCGGTGACCATTCTATTTTGTGTATAGTATGTTTGCGGAGCATTTGATCTAATACTAGCTGTAGATTCGCTTGTAGTTGCATTGTTAACTGCTTCTTTAAGTTCAAGTCCTAGAGTAAGTGTTTCGGTTGTTCCTGCTTTGCTTACGTATGGTAAACTTACTGTTATATTTGTAAGTTCAGCAGGTGCTATATTAAGTGTTTTATTTGCACTTGTTCTATAATAAATCCTAAATGAACCAGTAGGTAAATTTCCAAATGTTCCGTCAGCAAAAACTAAACTAATTTCATCATTGCCTCTAGTTTGCACTACATAATAATCTTTAATCTTTTTAATTAAACTGTTGTAAATTGCGTTGTTACCTTCAGTTGAATTTACTTGTGTCCAAATTTTATCTGCAAAACCTTGTGTGTCTAACCCGTACAACCAAACATCTGTATCGTTAATATTTTGTGCCTCAATAGCAATCTTTTGATTAGCTGATGGACTTGCAACATTAAATTCATTAGATTGCATTTTTCCTTGTCTAAAATGTAAAAAATATCCGGAGTTAGAACTGTTAGCGCCACGCCCGTCTTCTCTATACAAAAATGCTAAACTAGTTCCTGGAACAGGATTTTCTTCAATAATATTATTCAACTCTGTATCAATACCTGTTGATACAACTTCAAACTGCGTAGGTGAGCCGTTCACTGCTTTTGTGAATCCAAATATAGGAACATCATCTTGTCCGCCATTAACTCTATATTGCTGTGTTAGGACACCATTTATAACTTTACTTTGTGCAGGCTTACCAATTGTTCCGTTTTGCGGAAGTGCTGAATTAAGCACACGTCTAAATTGTTCTGCCCAATTTGAGTTACTAGGATCGTTCCATATAATTGTTTGTTCAGCTAAATTACTGCCGTTGCTATCTACGAGACTTTCAGTTGTGCTAACTGTTTCAAATTTTAATAGACCGTTTGCCGCCTGGTTACGTCTTGGATTGTATGAAAGCATACGTGCTAAACGTAGAACTGATTCTCTACGTTCTGCTAATTCTAAAAAGTTTTCTCTTGCGTTTAGATCAACTCTATAACTTATATTTTGTCCTAAAAACGCAATCATATCGATTAATGCAAGATACTCTGATGTATCAATATAATCGTTAAAATCTTCTGGGTAGTTTTGCCTTAGATAGGTGATCATTGCACGTCTTAACGTGTCAAAATCATAGCTACGAAATTCTGCATTCCGATAGCTTTGGTATACTTTTGTCCAATCTTCTGCAAGTAGCAGTCTATTTTGTCTGTCGGTTGATGACATTGATTATCCTTCTATAAGCTCTACTGTATTTATTACAAACGATAATACTAGTAGTTAATTGTGTCACACCAATCCAACATTTTTATCAAATTGTAGCCTTAAACTTTCGCTAATATTATAATCTAAGTACATTAACGTACATTCAATTTGTAATCCTGATTCGAATTCAGTTACTTGTATTGCTGTAGCTCTAGTTCTAGGATCATAATTCACAATATTTGTTACATTTGTTGTAATGGCATCTTTAAGTTCTGTAGTTAAAGGTTCAAACAATGCGTCCCATATAATACAACCAAACGTTGGGTCGGATAGTTTTTCTCCTTGTCGAATATTAAGGTGATTAAGTAGATTTTGCTTAATTAATGAAATATCAAACTGCTGGAACGTGTTGTTCTCTGGATTGACTGTGCTGAATCCCCTATAGGCTTTTTGCTTAATAGGTGGGGCTTTTTCTCTTTTAGGAGTTACTTTAATTGTTTTGTATAAATCTTGCGCCATAATAATATTTACCTATTCTAAGGACCAGCAAAAACTGTATCGCTTCCTGTTGAAACACTTGTACAAGCTGTTATAGCATCTCCTACTCGTCCTACTCCTTTACCATTAGCAAACACTTCCGTACTGCCTGTTGTAATAGGCTTTGCATGTGTACCGCACGGTGCTGGTGGAACATCATGAGATGTGTTGTTATCGTCTTGTCGAGATACTCCTGTTCCGTTTACAAATACATCACCACTACACTCATCTCTTTTTGGTGTTGAGCAATGTGGAACATCTTCGTCTACGCTATCACCCCTACATACTGCCGGCACGTTCAATCTCCATTAATTTTTGTAATTTTGAATTCCATTGTTCTATTTCTTGGTGTTGTTCTTCAGTGTGCGGACCTTCAGGAATTTCAGGTCTAAACTTAATTACATGATCAAACTCATTAGGTATATCTTCAAAGTTATTAAATGTTTGAAGTTGTCCATCTATCATTATAACAAATTCATGCATTAAAATGGTCCTCCTGATGCAGGTGTATCTATTGTTGCGGATCCTTCACCAGTATCAATTGCTGTTGGTGGTGTTACATCAGCCAATGGTGTCAAATCACCATTTTTAATTTGTTGCCAAAGTCCTTGACCTATTTCTATTCTCAGTGGTGTCTTTGATCCTGGATTAGCGTAACCAACAGCATTTTGAAATTGTTTTCCTAGACTAGTAAAATTAGTATCGGTCCAAGTAATAAACCTTGCCTTTGGTCCTTTGGTCAAATAAGCAACTGCTAGTTTACAAGCAACTTTAGGATCATTTGCTAATTCTGGATTTTTGTAAATATCTACTCCAGCAAATCCTCCGTATAATTTATAATTA